CTTCTGAGGCATGTAAACCATTAGCTCAATTCCAGTAGTCTCTGGGGCGGTCTTAATCTTATTCTTCTTCATTGCTTCTTCCTCTGTTGTCTTGGTGATCTTCGATGAGTTGCCTTGCGAAGCTTCACCTCAAGTTCATTGATCTTATCGCGCTGGGCTTCAATGATGTCAGCCAGGATGTGTTCAGGACCTGTACCAGAGGCTCTAAGGATTAGGATCATGTCGTTGGCGTTGAAGACGTTTCCTGTGTCGAACCTTTCGAGGAACTTAGAGAGGTCAAAAGCCACAGGAACCGCCTACAGCGATTCGATAGGTCAGTGAAAACCCCAGCGCCCCTGTCCCAGTACCAAGGATAATCATAGCTACGCCAAACCCAATATCAAAAAGACTAAACCTATTAAACACCACATGATCCCCCTTTGCCTGTCAGGTCACAGATGTCCACAACCTCAACCTCTTCTCGGAACTCTTGACCGAGTGTTTTAACAGCTTCCTTGTAGGGCATTTCAGTGAGCGGTTGACCACCCCTGGCCCCATCTGGATATGCGGTGAAGCCTCTCAGCCTTGGGGCATACATTGCGAGTGTCTTACCGAAGTCATCAAGGGTATCTGGGTTGTTGTACTCAGAACCCCACGCAGGGAGATTGATCGTAGAAGAGATGGCCTGATCAACGTAATCCTGAACATCGGCTTGGAACTTGATCCTACGCTCGGGTGTCTTGGCCAAATCCAAAGCAGACTCGATCCGGTCGGGGTCTACACCGTACAAGTCAATCAGTTCTTGTGCTGTTCCATCAATGACTGCTTGATAGTACCAATCATTTTGACCCTTCAGGTATCTACGTTTGTACGCGACAGCGAAGAGCGGTTCGATGCCCGTAGTTGTTCCTGCAAGTATGCCAATCGTACCAGTCGGAGCGATAGCTCTTGTAGCAACCGGGCGGCTGATGCTGAGTGAATCTGCAAACTCCCGTGCGGTTCGATCAGACCGTTGCTTATATTGGTATAACCAACCAGATAGCTCTTTAGTGTCGCCATACTTATATCCCCTTTTGAGTAACCATTCGTGTACCCCCATCAGCCCGAGGCCAAGTCTCCGGTTCTTCTCCCGGATCAGGTAAACCTTTTCATAAGGGAGTTCAGCCCTGAGAGTACCCAGGACCAAAAACTTGGTCGTGAGTTCGATTGCCTCACCAAATTCAGATAGCGAGTCAATCCTGCCGAGGTTGATGGAGGCCAGATTGCATACGTCCGAGTCGTCTTCACTGGTGACTTCTGTACAGGCATTACGAAGGGTCTCATTTTCTTTGTCGAAGAAGTTGAAGCTAAAGCCGGGTTCGGCAGTCCGCATGGCTTGCTCGACGTTCTTCTTGAATACAGGATCGGCGTGGTTCCCCCTAAGAGGACTTAGGAGCCAATCCGTCTTGTAGTTCACACTTACATTCGTCATGTCCAGCGGAGCAGGGAAGTTAAAGTCTTGCTGCTTGAGGTCCCAGTGAGAGTACCCAGTGGCCCCCACAGGAAGCTCATCCCAGTTCTTCATTGTGAGGAACTCATTGATGTCGGGATGAGTGCGATCCAGAGAGGCATACAGTGCAGACCTACGAGACCCACCTTGCATAACCCTACGACCAATCTCATTGATCATCATCATTTTGGGAATAGGACCAGAGGCAAAGCCGCCAGTCTTCTTGATCACAGAACCCGATGCTCGATATCTGGAATAGTCTACCCCAATGCCTCCGCCCGTCATCAGACAGCTTTCGGACTTCCAAGACAGGTTTGCCCAGTCTTCCCGGTTGTCCTCTTCTGCCCTAAGCAGGAAGCAGTTATTGAAATACTTATTGGGTCTACCAGCATAGTACAGGTAACGACCCCCAGCGATGACCTTGAGGTCTCGCATAAGTGCCTTGAGGTGATCCTTCTCGGACTTACTCATATCATTCCGGCATACATCCTCTACCAGCACGTCAACGAGTTTCTCCCACGTTTCACAGCCCTCATGGGCATACTTATTGTTGAAGATGTCTTCAGAGAACTTGCTCCTGAACATTGGGTTGGTGTTGGACTTGAAAGCCACTTGGACTCCTTTGGTTTAAAAAGAATAGGGTTCCCTTGGACTGATCCAAAGGAACCCATAGAGGTAATCAGTTTATCGATTTACTAAGGCGTTCGGCCAGATCGATCAAATAGGGGGCCACATAATTGGAACCTTTCATAATCTTACCCGCTTCGTTTCGTACGGGTTTACCAGCGTCTCCGAGTTTGGTCATGTTGCTGGCGACAACTCGCTCAAATGCTTCTCCAAAGATTTGGTCGTTGACTACAGGATCAAGCAGAACAATTTGTGCAACCATCTCAAAAACCGTGTACAAAACTTCTTTTGTATTGTCACTAATAGAGACAATTTCCCCAGTTTCTTCCGCCATTTGGAAATACCCAAACAGTACGAAATAGACGTCAGCAGCCTCTTTGAGAAACTCGCTAATTGCCTCAATAGTAGGCCCTTGGTGTTTCAGAACTACATAAATGAGTTCATACGCCTCCTCTACAAGAAGACTCTCTTGAAGTTCAAGATTGACCTCTACCTCGAAAGCTTCCATCCAGCCCTTTACCAGACCCTGAAGGTACTCTCTTGAATACTCCTTAGCCTGTCCCTGGGTATCGAGCATTACTTTGTTACCTTCTTGTCTTTAGCTTCGAGTTTCTCCACAAGCTCGCTGAGTTTCGCCTCAAGCTCGCTAATGTAAGCCTTAGCCTCCCGGACGGTGTCAGCGTCAGGAAACTCGCCGTAACGGTTATTGATTGCCCGTGCGATGTTTTCCAGACGTTCCTGAATAGTGGGGGCAACAACTACAGGGGTGGTTTCTTCAGTGGGGGTGTTATCTGTGGTCATTAAAAGAATCCTAGAACTGCGCCCAGAAGGGCCAAGAAGATACCAACTACGCGGATAACCAGTTCACCGCCAAAGGTATCCAAATTGAAAAGTGCGACGATATTTGCTACCCAGCCAATGAAGATGGCGGAGATAAGCAACAAGATAAACAGATGGGCGAAAAGAGGCAGAATTGTGATTTTTGCGTATCTCATGATCAGCCTTCTGTCGTTTTACTACAGGTGAAAGAAACCCCGGAGGCCCCGTTGGTTTCAAAGATTTCGTTAGCTACCATTGCGCCAACAAGGTTGCAGTCTTGATCAGTCCTGAATAGACCAATCTCTTCAGTAGTCGTGTTGCCACTCAGCCAGATGACCGTGACAATCAATAGGATGTTCATGTTGTTTCCTTTGGATTAGTCCAATGGAGCCGTTAGGGCTTTCCAAGAGACGGGGTACAATGGTTCAATCTGCTCCCCAATCATCTGGGCAAGCTGTTGGACCTCTAGCTGAGCATGGGGGTCAGTACGTTGGTTGTAGACATTGGCCCACCCGTAGAGAGAGTGCGTAATGATGGCTTCTGAGTACATAGCTTGAGGCAACAGGAACCGAGCCTGCTCAGGACACACGTCAGACTTCACCAGAAGCTCGTACAGGGCCTTCCCTTGTTCCAGGTAGGCGAGGTACTGCTGAGCAAGGTCGGGCCTGTACGGCTCTCCTGTGAAGCCGCAGAGGGTACTCTCCCCCAACATGTCATGTGGACCCGCTGAGCCTTGCTTGACGTTCTCCGCTGCGTATCTCCACTCGGGTTCAAAGAACTCGGGTGTATCATCGACGTATCGGCGGCTGATTTCGGACTCTACGGACCCAACCTTGTGCTTGAACATCTGGCGCATGATCGGGATTGGGGCTTTGATGTGAAACGTGATGTTCGTTCCGTTGGCAAAGGGTGCCCAGTGTTTATGTCGTGCTAAGTAGGAGATAAGCTTTTTGTCTTTATCTTGTAGATAAAAATCGAAGCCCAAATCATTGTCTACACTATTGTAGTCCCAATCACTTTCTTTATCGAAGCTGACCCTGGCATTGTTAACAACGTCAAGATCAGTCCCCATGTGTCTCAGGTAGGTTGCTTTCATTTCACTTCCCTAATACCATGTAAACCGCAATCAACACCCACACAAAACCTGCCATTAACAAGGCGAACTCCTGGTCCATCATTGAAGTACGTCCTCAAGTTTATCATTGATCGCCTCTGCAATTTCTTCGAGACGATGCTTTAGATTAAACCAATCCGTCAGGTCATAGGTTGGATCGGAGGCGCGGATTTCTAGGTCTTCTTCGAGACTCTCAATGATTGTCTCTTCGTCAAACTTGAAAGAGCCAAGAACCCTTTTAGGGTCTCCTTTCGGAGTCACTTCGAGTTCCAAGTAGCCCACGTTGTCGATTGACCACACTGGTTCCAGGATAAGCTTGATTTGAATATTGGACATATGGTCTCTCCTTTGGATTGGTATAAGGGAATTGGGACCCGGTTTGTTTAGTCACGGTTATCCGGGAACGGTACGTGAGGGTCAGTCACCATCCTTCCGTGCAGCCACCATCACGGTGGGTTCAGAGAACCTCTTTACCTTCCAGCAAATTGATCCTCATCTCGATATTCCGAGCGGCCTTCTTAAGGTCTACAATCTCGGACTGAACAGCGTCCATTCCGGGATAGAGCTTGTGACCCGCCCTCATGGAATACTTTACGATATTGAAAATGTGGCCCTCAACACGATTTCGGTAGAGGAACTCAATGGGTTCAATAGCCCATCGTGTGTAGTGGGGCGGTTTGGTTACGATACCTTCGTGTGGGTCTTTTTGCTCAATAGTGGCTGAGTTAAACATGGGAGGTGAAATAGATATTAGTGGGTGGTCGGGGTCGTACTCTGTCTTGAAGAAGTTCCCGTTGTTGGTGTCCATAGTTTGACCTCCTTGGTCTCAAAGTCGTACTCTCTATGTCTGAGAATGCGGGATAACCTAGCCATTAGAAGGGCCTCTTCCTCTGAAAGCTTTTTCTGAATGAACGCACTTTTAGTCAGGTGCCACATGTCTTCCACAGATAGACCCTCTGGGAGAATGGCTTGGGCCTTCACTGGACCAATTCCAGGAATACCCTTGTAGTTATCAACTGAATCCCCAGTCATGGACTGGATCAGCCAGTTACGGTCAGCTTGTGCTTCAGTGAACTCATGCCAGCTACCATCTTTGCCGTGGGAGGCTGGAATGAATAGCTTACAGGGGATGGTTGCAAAGTCTTTGTCAGCGGATACGGCAATTCGATTTGTGTCTTCTGTAACCCTAATACCAATCAGGTCATCGGCCTCAATTCCATTCTCCCAAATGACCCCGTTGAGGTCCATGACCCACTCCTTTAGCCCCTTGAAGGCTGGATGTGGTGTAATGTCCTTACGGTTGGCTTTGTAGGCGGGATACAGTTTGTGTCTAAAATTAGGACCGTTTGACAACACAAGGAAATAATCCTCAGTGGGTCCCATGTCCTTTAACCATGTATTCTTGATCAAATCGAAGTAATAGATGGCTTGCTTTGCGTCTGTCATCACTTCCCCATCGAACTCAGACTCACAGAATGAGACGGCTCGATGTAGAAGGATGTCAGCATCTATATAGGCTACCGGTTTTCTACTCAATCTTGGAGGCTTCCATGTTTGTCCTTTGGATTAGTCTAATGTAGGGGTTTGGTCTTTTTAGACCACTGACGGACCCAACGGCAGGCCGTTGATGTGTCTACTCCGAAAAGTTCCGCCAACTTTGTTCCTGTTGGTTTATGGATTAGCCAATATTCCTTTGCTTCATTGTTCCGATCCAAGTAACGTGTCTTGTTGGTGTGGATCGTGTGTTCTTTTCTAGTTAAAACCCTGAGGTGATTTATGTTGCAGCACGCTCTGTTTAAACACATATGGTCTACTTCGGAACCATCGGGTATGGGGCCATAATGATGTTTCCAAATGGTTCTGTGGAACAATTCGCCGCCATCAGTCCATCTTTTTCTGAAGTATCCGTCCGGGTTTATTTTGTGACTTACGCATACATAACAACCATCTCCAAAGGTCATAAACTTAAGAGGTCTAGTGGATGTCATACCACGTTCGCCCAATCTTTGCGTCACCAACAAGTGGACAACGAACCTGTAACTCTAGACCAGCCTGGGATATAGCAAACTTACCAATCTCAGCTACTCGTTGGGCATCCTCTGGACTACACGCAACGTCGATTTCGTCATGGACGGTAGCACAGTAGCCGAAATTGATTTTTTGCTTTTCCATCTCATCGTTGAATATGCACTGAGCCTTCTTCATGATGATTGCCCCGTTGCCTTGAAGCAGGGTATTTAAGGCAGAGTGGTCAGAGGCAGAGGGAATCCACCGACCGTCCAGGCCGGGGAGTGCTTCACGTTTATTGTGCATAGATTTACACTTATCTGTTAGCGCCTTAAAACCAGCAATCCCGGACTCAAGCCCACTTCGTATCTCTGCACCAAGTTTAGTGAGAGAAAGCTTTGATGGAGGTTGTCCAGATGCTTTTAGATCATCTTGCTTTACCATACCGAGCTTTTTATCAAACGCTCCGTAAAGGGTGGCATAGATCGCGGTTTTGGCTGAGTCTCTCAGGGCCAGTCCTGCCGCTCGCATATTGACGGTGTGCACGTCAGTACCTAACTTCTTGTCCCCTGAGTGTACAACATTAGCATAGAAGCCATTGTCATAGGGGGCCAGATAGTGGGCCAACATCCTTAGCTCTAGTCCCTCGGCGTCAACCCCAACTAATACCTCTCCTGGCCCAGCAATCCACAAGCCCCGCATCTTAGGGTCCTTGTCTACCTGGGCTACGTTTGGTTTATAGTGGGACATACGGTGGGTTCTGGCCCCCAATGGGTTTACCTGACCGTGGATGCGATAGGTGTCATCCGTGTATGGTACTGCTAACTTGAGCCAAGCGTTGTCCCCATCGGCGATCATACCCAGCTTCTTACCTAGAGTAAGATAACGGGCCATAGCCTTAGCCTCTGGGTAGGGGAGTCCCCCGAGGATGGTTTCGTCAATCTTGGGAAGGCCGGTGTTTGTTAGCTCTGTAGGCTTCCAATTATACTTGGCAATTAGACGCTCACCAACCTGCTGTCTAGACCCAGGATTGAAGACCTCAACGTAATCCTTGAGTCTCTTTGGTTTCCCAGTAGCTTTATCAACTTGCTTATCTGAATAACGCTTGTGGACAATCGGTGGAAATATATCCTGAAGCTCACGCTCAAGGTTCTTCTGCTCTTGTCTAAGTTCTGCCTCAAGTAATTGTGCGCCCTCATAGTCAAAACAGAACCCATGATTGGTTTGACTTTGCATAATGTACGCAATGTAGAACTCTAATTCACACGCTCTGCGGTACTGGTTGTAGAACGCACTGAATGGTGGGACTTTACCTTTACCAGTCCATGCAGCCTGCAGGATTTTAA